ACCTAATTCCTGAATAGAGTGATGTGCAATTGTACCAACGTTTTTAGCTACTTCAGCTAATGCAAAATTACTAGATGTAGTACCAGTAAGTTTATAAATTTTTCTTTGACAAAATATAAATAGTTCATCCCTAAATACTTTTAATCCTGTAACAATATCACCAACTTTAATTTCACCTGCACCACTAGCTGATGTAAAATTATCTTCTTGAAAAGACACAGAAAATAATATACTATGAGTAGAGTTAGACATACCACCATAAAATACATGATTAGCAAATGTCTTAATAAATTTAGGATTAGTTGGAGCAGTGCCACCACCTGTTGCATTTATAACATCTACATTAAAACTTGAGTCTACTGTAAATGCCGCTGCTTCTCCTGTTGCTATAATAATTTTACTTGTACCATTAAAATTAAATTTATCAAAATCATATGTATGTGTTGTACCTTGGCTAGTTGCAAGTGATGTCCATGATCCACTTGTATCACCATAAGATACTGTACCACCTCTAGCTGCAATTATTTTATCATTAAATATTGCAGACATTTGTATTCTTTCATTAGCTGATGCCACTTGAGGTACTATTGTTGAATTATATTTTGTAGTGCCATTTAATCTTCTATATCCACCTTCTGTAGATGGTTCAAAGTTTACTAATTGTAATGCTTC